GTACTTTTAAGTTGTTTCTCTCCCAATCGGGTTCGAACCGATGACCTCGCGATTAACAGTCGCACGCTCTAACCAACTGAGCTATGGGAGAAGGGGTCCCCTCTATCCGAATCGAACGAATGACAAATGGAACTACAGTCCACTGCTCTACCAACTGAGCTAAGAGGGGGGAAGAGCTCCCACGTGGATTCGAACCACGGGTGGTGGATTCAAAGTCCACAGTGTTTACCAACTACACTATAGGAGCCTCGGATATATTATTATTAGTTGGCTCTTCTTTAAGCCCGTTTATGAACTTCATACATGTGAGTGAGACGGAGAAAAGACCAGCCGAAGTATTGGCGACAATCATCGGAACGACGTTGAAGTACACAGAATACACCAGACCAAGGGAACTCGCCAACATGTTGAGGTTCAAGAATGCATAATTTATCGCATGTGTATCTTTGGTTCGGTAGACGTGTACAACTTGTGGTACAAACATAATCGATATGAGTATCGAGCTCGTCAGACCGATGCCATCTATGACACTCTCCATTACACAATACTATTTTCTAAAGTTTAAGTAGGTATGATACTGATTATCACCGTACTTGTTTTGATCTTAGCAGTCATTTACACATTTTTTCGTAAACGGCGAAAGGATAGAAATTATGACTACAAATGTTTTCTGTTAACAGTGAAAGATCAAAAAGAACGTCAAGAACGATTTTTTAAAAGTCATCACGAAAACGTTCCAATAGAAACAATCTATGGAGTAGACACTCGAATTGTTAAATACGCAAATGAGTTTGAAGAACAAATAGATCCCGATTATTTCGAAAAAGCCGTTGAAATGCACTACAATCCAGACATAAAGAGACCAGACATCACCTACTTCAACATGGGTGCTATTGGATGTTTCTTTGGTCACATGGAATTTTATAAGAGGTGTTTCGATCAGGGTCTCAAATACGCAGTCATTTTTGAAGATAACGTCATTGTCAAGTCTAACACACTCTATGACGAAATTCAATCGGTCGTCGATGAAAAGGGTGATGACTTTGAAATGTGTTTCTTCCACTGTCTGTCACGACTTCCGGATAAGAAGGAGGGAACCCTCGAAAAGGTCAAATGGATTTCAAGCACCAAGTGTTATCTTGTCCACGTAGACAATATGAGAAAATACATAAAGCACTTCTATCCAATGGATAACCATGTGGATATGAAACATGAAGATCTCATCGCAAAAGGTGCCAGAGTGTACTACAAGGATTTACGTGAATATATGTTCATCGATAGAACTCACAAAAGTATGATTGGTCATAATGATCACGGTAGACGTGAGTTCTTTTCGAGACAACACCCAGAAGCCACACCAGATGATGTCAAATGGGGCTACTAATTCCATGGAATATCTTGGGGTCTATAACGACACCCGACTTTGAGAAAATCTACAAACACCTCCAAGTCGCGTTTCGTCTGAATGACATCCAACATGTCACCAACATAGGCATTATACTTCTCATGCTTACCTGCATGTACAAGGCGATCTTCCCTCACTTGGAGAACCTCTTTACCATATCTCGTCGGAAGCATCACTATGTTGGAACTCGCATTCATGTCATAGTCAAATCTTCTAACAGTGGGATGTCTCATATACTGTCTCGGTATGACATGATGATCTTCAACGAGACCCTTGTTGTGGAGACCCCAACGTACCTTGAACATTTTGCGCGTAACCGAGCCGTATCGCATTCCCCTATTATTTAGCAAGATCATTTTTACATTGGGGAAAACCCAATCTAAAAATGTTCCAAACGGGGCTCGAACCCGTGACTTTGGCGTTATAAGCACCACACTCTAACCAACTGAGTTATTGGAACAAAGGTGCAACTCGACCACTTGACTAGTCGTTGTGTATAACGGAACACATATTGTTTACTCTTCACTTCTTTAAGCGATTTCGAGATAGTTTTCGAAGGTCATCTTGGCATTTCCACCCCGAATGAAGTTTCGAAACGTCTGAGCATCTTCAAAAGCTTCTCGGGCAACCTTCACGGATAGGATCGTATCATATGCACATGGCTCGGCATCTCGAATGACGAAACCAGGGTTCATGACTTTGATTTCAGTATAAACCTCCTCTTCAAGGAATTCCATGACATCTTGGTACTCACACGTCTCGGCGACCACGATAACAGCGTAGCCTTGGGTCTCGTAGTTGTTTTTGATTTGATGCATAGAAATTTTATTGATCGTCTGTTTGTTAATCACATCTGTAACTTTGGAATACTTTGCATACGTTGCTTGTGTGGAAAGTTCAGTCACTCTATGACCAGGAGCTTCCACAAAGACGATGGAGTTGGTCGTAGTCGCTTCAGTGTATGCGTAATCGATGTATCTCGCAAATTCCTGAACAGCGGTTTGAAACCCGATCGATTCCATACCAGGGATATCATTGAAGATAGTCTTAGCGATACCGATGACATTCGTATCAACCCTTTCATCGAGGGCGAGACTAGCTGCACCTTTCATGGATTCGTTTCCACAGATGCAGTACAGGCGGTTCAGATCTTTCAAACTCTCAAGGGCATTTTCAATCTCGACACTCTCACACGATACACGTAGGATGGATCCAGCACCTTCTTCAATCTTTTTACGGGAGAGTTCTGTGCGAGTGTTATTGTTGAGACCACGAAACCCCTCATTGAAGCCGATAACCCTATTACCTTGAGAATTTTCGTAAAGGGTGAGGGAGTGGATAAGGTTGTTGACACCCGGACACACACCACCAGCTGTGAGGATGCCGACGTTCATTTGGATTACTTACCCATTTTGTTTTTAATTAAGTAAAAAAATATCAATAAACAAATTGTAAGAACAATAAAGTCCATGACGCGTTTAATTCTATCGTATCCAGGTTGTACGTCTTTGTCTATACCAAAAGGTTTAACAATAATTGCTTCGACAATCGGCCAAACATTACCCCATCCCTGTTGTGAATTTTCAGTTGGTATAATCTTCTGATATGCCAAAGGTACTTTATACATATACTTGGACATATGTCTATTGGTCTCCATATCCGTATGTCCCATAATGAAATCGTGATTGATTGCATATTTCATATAGGTGTCGTTATATATGTTAGCGTGTGATCCCGCATTATATAATAGCATTTGGTGTTTCCTATTTGTGATTTTACTCATAGGAGATACTACTGGCACGAAAGGACCTAGGTTATACACCGATGGATCCTTATCTACAAGGAATGTATTGAGATCATGAATCACACTGGGATCTCGGATGCGCTCGTCAAACTCACAATCATCCTCGAGAACTAAAACCCGTTTGTACCCTCTTGAGAGAGCGTCCTTGAAACAATGTTTGAGTGCATGTTCGAGATCATAATTTGGACCGTCTTTTCGTAAGGCTTTGTCACACTTTTTATATCCTTGATTATATTGCAAAATAACTTTAGAAGTTGGCTCAGCCTTCATCAATTCTTGATAGATCTGTTTTTCACGAGGTGATCCGTGCATAATGAGTACATAGGTACAATCAACGGATGGATCGAGATGACCTCGTGGAAGTTCAATTTCCCCGTGTTCGTAACAGGTATCCTTCATGTATTCTCTTAATATTTTATTCTTCGGGCTCTACAACTTTGAGTTTGTAATTATCTTTGTCTCCATATACGTCCCATGAATTCGGGTAGAGCATTACCATTTTTTGTTAGATCTGCGACAGCTGGTAGAGTACATGAGAGACGACGGAAAAAGAGAGTACTCGGCTCTGATGTATTCTTGGAATTTTACAAACTTCAGGTTGTTATTCGCAGAGATGTACAGATATACACTATCGAAACATTTTATTACAAAAACTTGGAATTCTTCTTACCAAAGTTGATCATGCTGAGAATTTCACCCATGAGAATGAACTGCTGGGACATGACAATCATCTTTGCCAGTTCTGTCTTAGGTCCGAAATCACCATAGCCCACAGTGCTCATAGTGGTGAACGAAAAATAAAAAGGATCGAGGATGGTCTTGAAACCAAAGGCGTCGGGCATAGACGCATACACTACACCATAGAATAGAGTTGTTGCAAGAATTAAGAATAGTTGCTGCATACTTTACTATACTTCAACAGAATTTTGTCGAGGCAATTCCTGACTCTTCCTCCTAAAGTTTAGTTTTCTCACGCTCGTGACCCACCTGGCTACCGGATTTGCTGTAGAAGAAATCGTCGAAGCTGCGTCGTCACTCATGATAATACTGAGACCATTGCACACATCGGGCTTATTCTCTCTATCTGGAAATTCTATATTGAATGCCTGAATAGATATGGCCGGTATATCCGGTGCATCATCGAGAAGTCGATCATATTCTTGACGAGCTCTTTGTACGAATTCGACTACGTCTTCTCTGTGTTGAACGTCGAGGGACAACTCCATATCAATGTTACGGTAAAACTTTGAATACTGGACACACATCGCCGAATGAGACTCAGCCAAGTTTGCACTCTGACTAAATTTACTAATCGATGTGAGTATTCCACCTAAAACATTGAGAAAGGCGAACAAGTACTGGATTATCATAATTTTTGTCTTCATATCCGAACTCACATCATCATTTCCACTTGGATTGAGGACCGCGAAACCACCAACACCAGTGATACTTGCGATCACAATACTTGGATATGACAGATAGTCATGTTGTTTTTTAAAATAGAGACGAGCGTGATTGTGAAGCCAGCGGTATCCTGCCGCCTTCTCTGCCCAACGCACGAGCAAGTTCTCCTGCTTCTCACACCAGAAATGTTTCACTGGTTGGGCATCGATATCTTCCTGTCCCATTACGTTACCTGGATATTTTTTGCACACTCCCTGGCAAGAGTGTCGACTGCTTCATTTAGGGGATGGCCATTGTGAGCCTTGACCCAACGCCATTCAATCATCTTCACTTTGTCCCGGAGTGTGTCGATCTGTATCCAAAGTTCCTTATTTTTTACAGGTGTCCCCGTGGAGGTCATCCACCCATTCTTCTTCCAGTTGATAATCCACTTGGTGATACCGTTCTTGACGTAGTTACTGTCCGTGAAAATACGCACCTCTTCGATACCCCTCTTCACACATTCTTCAAGGGCTTTTGCCACCGCAGTCATCTCCATGATGTTATTGGTCGTCTTCACCGAGGCACCGCACAACTTCATGTCTTCACCTATGGCTCCCCATCCACCAGCTCCTGGGTTTCCGAGGCAACTCCCGTCTGTGTAGATTTCGTACATACCTTGTTATTGTCTTTCTCTTTTATACTAGGTTGAGGCCTGAAAAACTTATTGTAAGGACATCCTGAACACCTCCGATGTCTCACCGCACAATCAATTCGAGTGGGTGGTTTCATACACGGAAGCATTTTTTGGATTATCCTTGTATTCAGAAGCCTTCTTAGGTGTCTTACAGATCGTATCACCACAATGGTCTCTGTTCTGATACACGCAGTTTATGGACGTGGCCAATTCATTACACGTCTTCAATGACCAACGACCCAACTTGGGTTTATCAATTTCAAAGAGTTTTCTAAACATTTTACGTTTTAGAATGTCTGATACACATTTTAAAAGGTAATTTTTTATACTATTTCTCAAAAAACTGATACTAAATGATTAGTTCGAGAAAGCGAGGCCGCCCATACCCGACTGGATGCGGAGGACGTTGTAGTTGGTCGCGAACATGTGCATGGTGGTCGCGTCGGTGTCACCCATGGTGACAGCAACCTGGGCGTTGTCGATGCGGGAGAAGTTGCAGGTACCAGTGGGCTGGTGCTCCTCGGGCTTAAGCGCGAAAGAGTACGAGTAGATACCGGGCGCGGGGTTACCGGAGTGGTGGTTGAAGGCCTGCACCTGGTTGAAGTACTTGCCCTTCTGCTCCTTGAAGCGATCCTGACCGTTAAGCACAAGCTTGAAGGTGGACAGGGGACCGACGGCCTCCTCGGTGTACTGTTGGGTGGAGACACCGGTGGCGTACAGGGGGGTACCGACGGCGGACACGGGCACGAAGCAGTTGGACAGATCGTCGGCGTCGAGGGGGTTGGACTGGAGAACAATGTCAGTGTCGAGGGTTTTGGAAGTGAAGTTCCACAGGGTGTTCTTGTTGGAGGCAACGTTGGAGAAGCACCACACAAGCTCCTTGACGGGGTGGTTGTACGAGAGGCGGACCTGCTTGGTCTTACTGGGATCGACGGTGTCGGAACCAGTGTGCTGGACCTGCTCGATCAGGTACTCGTGACCCTTCTGGGCGAAGCGGCGACGCTCCTCAGTGTCAAGGTAGATGTAGTTAGCCCACACCTTGAAGACAGTGGTGTCAAGGTAGGTGTTGAAATCGGACGAGAGATCGATGTCGATGCGCACTTCGTGGTACTGGAGGGCAATGAGGGGCAGGTAGAGACCGGGGTTGCGGTTGAAGAAGAAGATGAGGGGAAGGTAGACCGTGTCGGCGGGGGCAGTGGTCATCTTAGCCCAGTTAGCCTTCTTGGTCTCGTCCAAGTAAAGCTCGGAGTACATGCGCCACCACTTCTGGTAGTGCTTGTCGACACGCTGGCCACCGATGGACAGCTCGACGTTGTTGATCGCACGCTCGGCGACCCAGTTACAGTCGTCGGTGGCGTTGGAAGTCGTGGTGTTGGAGGTGAGCGAGAGAAGCTCGATGTACATGTCACCGACGAGATCACCGTTGCGGGCGACAGTGACGGAGACGCGGCCGGAGTTGGCGGCAGTACCGTTGACGGTCTGCTCGATGTTCTCCATCGCGAAGTTGGTGTGGCGCTTGTATTT